GATGCTAATATCGGATGCCTTCAATTTGCAACAGACGATAATCCGACCCTAGACCCCTCTGACATCGACTTAATCTTTATGGACATCACTGACCCCGACATACTGGCTTTAAGGCGTTATGGTGTATTTAAACAAGTCTCGGGGCGTATTCATAAAGCGTATGACCCTTCAATTTGTTATATTAGCTTCTCTAAGCATTTCCCAGACGGAATCCCTGGCGGGTGGGTTCATACCAGGGGGATAGATTACCATGAATCAAGAACCCCTTGGAGTATCGGTTGGCTTTCAATTTCTCCACAGAATGAATGGTTCTTGTGGAATGAATTTCATCCGGCAATAGATGGAGTTAATGCTTATAATACTTATGAGATCAGTAAGGGGATATTACGAAGGTCAGAAGATTATCAATATACGGTTAATCTAATCGACCCTCTTGCGAATAAGAAACAGCCGAATACGTTATTCAGCGCAACGGATGATTTGAACAGACACTTTGACGAAATAAGACGTAACGATGGGATTGGAACACCGGCATACTGGCAGGGATGGGATACGCATGGGACAACTGGACGGAATGAAGTGGGTATGAGATTCAAAAACGCTTCAAGGTGCGGTGTCCCGTTCAACAATAAGGTAATAGATAAAGGCAGGGTGACGTATCTACCGACACTTTGGATTTGTGATACATGTCCGAAATTCAATCAATCTCTGATAAATTGGAGATACGGAGAGTGGGTTACGACCTCGACTAAAATGGTAAATGACGCGAAACAGACACCACAGCAGAAGTTCTCACATGATTGCATGGTGTTGGAGTGTTTGGCAAAAGACCACAGAGTAACTCATGCCTCACATTTTATGAGCCACAGGCCATCACAGATAGAGCGTAGGGCTACGAGTGTAACCGGGAGGTAGCATGGAAAGAGAAATACATGAATTTATAGACCTTGATGAAGTTGCTTATGCTCGGTGTCTTTTAAACAGCTCTTATGACGATGATTCGGTCACAATCTTTTTTAAAGACAAGTATGAAATAACCATTTATGGCGATTGTGCAAAGTTTTTCTTTGAACAATACACCAAGCATAAAAAGAGAAAGTCGATTATCCATCATTGCCTAATTACAAAGGTAGAAAAATAATATGTTAAAAAAACTTCTTGCATTTATCGAGAAATTAGTGTATGGTAAGTTTTATGGGAAAATAGTAATTAGTTTTGAAGCTGGTAAAATAATTCATTTGAAGAAGGAAGAAAGTATAAAACTATCCGAATAACGGAGGTGCTATGGATTATTATGTTGATGGTATTATGAAAGATGAAAAGGGGAAATTGATCGGTAACAATAAAAATGACGGAACGATAGATTCTCCATTAGCGACCATAGGGGACGCAATTAAGCGGGTGAATAAGGACAGAAAGAAATCAATTATGAGCAGGGTAATTCTGTGGTGTAATGATTAAGTAACTAACACATAACGTACTGAAACAATCAGGCGACTTTTAACTCGAAAGAGTTAGGTCGCCTTTTTTTATGGAGAAAATATGGAACCTAAAACCGAAATGGAAGAGTGGGAAACCGATCTTTGTAGTTTAGTTGTCGATGAGTGGGAAAGGGGGTCACAGCATTACGACCAGATGAATGACCTCTATGACGACTTGTATGCAATGCTTCGGGGGGAACGACCTGAAAAGACTTATGATTGGCAGTCCAATGTCGTTATCAACAAAGTCTTTCAGGTTATCTGGACGGCTATTCCCTATATTTCCCAGAAGGTTTTTGGCGGCACTCCAATAATAGGAGTCAGGTCATTCGATAATTTTGGTGCATGGGAACGGGAGCAGATTTTAGAGTTCTGGAATACCATGAACGCCCCGGCTGATAAAAAGTTTGTTCCATTTTTTATAGTATTCGTAATGTGGACACTAAGAGCATGTTTGAATGGTGTTGGTATTATGAAGAAAAGCTGGCATCAGAAACTTAAACGAACTGCTAAAGAGCAGACCACTAATATCCCAACAAGCGAAGATGCAGAAGGAAACCTTTTAACAGAACCCCATACTTCCAAAAAGACCACCACTGTTCCTGTAGAAGATTGGCCTCATAACGTAGTCGTAAACAATAAAGACATAGTTTTTGACTGGCTTCTGAAACCAGGTGAGAGTATCAGAAATGGAAGATTCATAATCCACAGAGAAATTCAAGACCTCGATGCGCTTCATTCCTCTGAAATAAAATATAAGAATCTTGAGATGTTATCCACCGTTTCCGTTAAGGAAGATAATGATAACCTCGATAGAGATGGATTGGGAACGCCACCTGTATCGGATATTTATACCGAAGTGGAAGTATTTGAACGTGAGGGTTTGCTTCCGATGAGGGATAAAGAGCCGGTCTTTGACAAGGAAGATAGCGAAGGAGTTGTCTTTAAGGAAATGGTTGCTACCATTGCTAAGTGTGGTGAGAAGGTAATCCTAATCAGACTCAAACCTAATCCCTATGGCTTGAAGAATTACATAGATATTCATATGTATCTCGACCCTGAACGATGGCAGTCAATGGGAATGATAGAACCCATTAAGGATTTGCAGACAGCTATCAACGATAACGTCAACGCAATGTTTGATGAAATCTGGCAGAACCTCATGCCTCCGGTAATCGTTAATAGGTACGCTCTGTGGGATTGGGACACTATGCAATACGCCCCACAGCAGAGATGGCTGGTAGGTGGTGATCCGAACACAGCAGTTAAGTTCAAAGAAGCCTCTCATGTTACGAGAGACGCATGGCAGAAGAATCAAATGTTGGATGGGGAACTACAATTAACCTCCGCTATAACCCCCTCGATGCAGGGTGTAGGCAAGGAAAAGGCGGCTACAACCAATGTTATGAACGCTCAGATGTCAGCGGGAAGGCTTGACTTTATAATTAAGATGATTGAGCAGACAGGTCTTATTCCTTCGGCACAGATGGATGTTATATTCGCTAAGAAATTCGCACACCCACTTACCTTTCAGAGAATCTTGGGCAAGCCGTTCAAGTATGCAGAATATGAAGAGATTTACAACTATATCCCTGCGGCTTCCAGTGTGAAAATGGAGCACCAGAAACAGCAGGAAACAGCAGAAGATATTCAGTTAATGGGTGTTCTGCAAAATGTTCAGAATCCCAACACGGCCAAAGTATTGAACATCCTTATGGCTAATATTTTAAGAAACAGGGATATGCCAAAAGAAGCCAAACTGTTTGATGAAGACTTTTATGAGCCGAATAGCGATGCTGGAAATATGCAGATGATGAAAAAGATGTTGGGGAACACACCTTCAAACCAGAACAATGTTCCAATGTCAGGACAAGAGAAGGGAGTAAGAAACTTAGCCAATGAATGAAGATAATTTGGTTCCGATAGCGTGGGAAGTCTTTTTTAACGAAGAGTACCCCGAAAAGATTTTAGATATTAACAAGCCTGAAAATAGTGCTCGTATGAGTGCAGAGGCTCACAAGAAAGCTGAGAAGTTTAAGAGTTTTGTAACCGGATATGGCAAGCCGTTGTTCGACAAATGGGGAAAGGACATGAAGGCACAGGTATTGGCTATGATTTTCAATCCTGTTTCCACTCAATGTACCTGTCCTGTTTGTCTTCAGATACGGGAGATAAGGAAGATGTTTGAATTACTAATCGAAGCAGAACAAATAACAAAAGGAGGAACCAAATGAGTGAAGAATTGGATACTGAGCAGTCAGCCCAAGAAGAAGTAAACGAGGAAGTTAAGGAAGAAGCTAAGGGAAAGCCCTTTACCGAAGACCAAGAACAGTATTTGGGGTCATGGTTAGGGAGAATCGTGGCTAAACAGCTTGAAAAGTCACACCTTGACCAGCAGGAGCAACGGACTAATTATGTTCCCCCAGAACAGACGAATGAATTAGTCAAGGGATTTAATGAGAAATTATATCAGCAGGCTTTTGTCGATGGAGACTTTCTCGGTGCGGTAGAAAAAGCAAGAGATGTACTTGAGCGCAAAACGAACAATATCTCTTCGGCAAAAACGAAGCAGACGGATAAGGAGTTAATGCAGTATTCGGAAACCCCGATATACAAGGACATATTTTCGGATATGCAGAAGATAGCACACGAGGCGGCAGGACGAGGATTCCCCCCCAAAGAGGCAGCGGAATATGCTTTTAATAAAGCAAAAGCCGATTACCTTGAAGCAGGAATGCGTGGGGATATGGAACTTGAAATGCTTGAAGGAGGCATAAGCCGTAAACGAACAAAGAAAGCCAAACTTCCCCCGGAGTTCAAGGATGCTTGTGAACGGGATATAAGTGCTGGCCTCTTTAAGGACGAGTCGGACTATATTGCTAATCTGGCTCCACAAATAAGAAAGCAATACGGAATATAGGAAACCTTCATGGCGAAGACAAGAATTCCTAGTGGTAACGAAGATACGACCTCTTTCAAATGTCGCAGATGCGGTTTTGTCTGTAACACTGAAAGAGACAAGATCGGTTCCGGGTCTGGCGTATCTTTGGATGCCACAACGATCAATGGTACAGCTCTTTATGACCCTACGGTTGTAGCGGGATGTCCATTCTGCGGGACAAAGAATTATCAGTCTTGGCAGAGATGATTTTCACCTTCTATTGAAGATACGGAAATCTGTATAAAACTTTAATAGGAGGTAATAACTATGAAAGTAGTTAAAGATTTAATTGGCGGGTCAAAACCTCAGCCCATTGAACTCCCTT